TTCACCGCCAATTATAAGTTTTGATAAAAGCTGGGCCCAATGAGAATTGGTACGATCAGCTAGCTCATTAATTCTAACCTCAATTTGCCCAGTTTTATCACGTCTTAAATCAACTAAAGGAATTTCTAAAGTAGCCTCAAAATGTTTATTTTCGATTGTTAGGCCATTAGTAGTAAACCCTTTAGCTTGTCTTCCACCAACCCAATTTCTCATAGTTGGAACTTGTCCCAACCATTTATAGGTTTCGGATTCTTGATCGGAGGTGAAATAATTTGAGACTGCCTCAACCCAAGCCATGCCGGATTTTTGATTTAGTCTCTTATAGTAACGGCCAATAATAGCCCTTGATGATAATTCGCTTAATGACATGATATTTTTCTTTTTAAATTATTAGTTTGGTATCAGCAGTTTAAACTACTGCTGGAGGAATAGTTGCAGAGTCAAAATCTACGATGATTTCGCTGTCATATTGGTATCTAGAGATTTGACCGATATAAACTGAACTTCCTGCGGATGATAAGGTGAATGTATTATCGTCAGTAGCATAGAGAGATTTGCCAACATCAGTTATTGCAGCTCCGCTTAATTCCAGAGTTACCGATCCTCTTCTTTTTACCCTGATATTTTTTTCACCATCTGAGGCATTTGAAGCATCAATATTATCTTCAGCAAAACCAACAAATTTATCACCAGCCTGTAAAGAGCGAACATAACCACTGGCAATTTCTAAGCCAATAGCTGCTCCTTGATAAATTACTTCACCACCCAAAATAGGATATTCATTGATATCGCCCAATTCATAGGTTCTTGTTAAATCTTTTGTTAATTGTACCATTTTTATTTTTCTTTAAATTGTTAAAATTATTTCGATAAAATCCTCACCTGATTACCTTCCTCAGCTTTTGCAAAAGCATGGTAACTTTCAAAATCATCACCAAATTCAGATCTTAATTTTGAATCTTTATCCCAGAGGATTTTTGCCTTTTGCTCAATTGGAAGATTGGCGTCAATTTCCTCTTTTTTCTTTGATTCTGGTTCGATATTAGGCTCAATTTTTGGCATTTCAGATTCGCTTATTTTTGAATTTGCCAGATAATCAGAAGCTTTTCTCTTTTCTGCGCTAATGATTTTAAGGGCTAATTTTTCAGCAGTAATTGAGCTGTCTTTTTTTGCTTCCGCTATTAAATCTTCATGACCAGGAAGAGAAGCTGATTCTATTGCTAGAATCCTATCTCTCTCATGTTTAGTGCCGCTGGCAAAGGCTTCATTTTTAATTGTTGCTGATACTTCCTCGATGATAGCGCTCGCAACATCAGGAAATTCTTTTTTGATGTAATCGGAAGTTATTTCCTTTTTGGAAATATCTGCACCCATTTCTTTATTTTGTTCTTTTGACATAATTTTATTATTTGAATTAAATTTTTGATTAAGATTTGCTAAAACCTCCTCGTAAGTACCAAGAGCATCAGCCATGTTTTTATTAACTGCCTGGCTTCCAATAATTACACCGCCACCACCAAAATCACTTTTGACGATATCAGGCGTAATTGATCGATATTTTGCAATTGAGTTTATAAAAGCTGATTCAAGATCGTCTAATTCTCTCTTGATTTCAGCTATACCCTCGGCAGTTCTTGGATCTGGTCTTTTTAAGGCGGCATTACTTGAAACAATCTCGATATTTTTATAGCCATCTTGATCTGGCTGTTCTTGAACTGGAATTGTGGTTACAACTCCAATACTTCCAACTAATGCTGATGGATTAACAATTATTTTCTCTGTTGCGCTAGCGAGCCAATAAGCAGCCGATGATCCATTTCTGCCAATATAGCTGTAGATTGGTTTCTGATTTCTGGCATTATAAATCATCTCAGCCATTTCAAAAGGGCCAACCGCAACTCCACCAGGTGAATCAATATCAAAGAGAATTGATTTTACATCTTCATTATTTAGAGCTTCCCGAAAGTCCTTTGCCAAAGTTTCAAGAGAAGTGCCGCCGGCGAATAAACTAAAAAATGTATTTCTGGCTGTTATTGGCCCATGAATTGGAATGATTGCCGTGCCATCTCTAATTGATACTGACCCGGTATTATCCAAATGCTTCTCTGCCTTTGTCGACAAAGACTCCTTAGACATCACTCTTAAATAATCAGGTTCAATTGCCCAATATTTGGATATTTTAAAAAGATTATTTTCTAAATTATTACTTCTGGGCATCTTGTTTTAAATTTTCCTGATTATTTATATTTTGATCTAACTTTGGATTAATGATTCCAGCCTTTTGCTTCAAAGCGTGCTCTTTTAGAATTTGTGGATATTTTCTCTCCCAGTCACCACCAGTTAAAATCGCTGTCTCTTCGGCTAAGGTTGAGATTCCAACATTTATTCGAAGTTCTGCTGCTTTTACTTCTTTTAATTGATCGATTTGACCACGAGGTGGGCCAATCCACTGAGCTCCTAAATAAGCATTTTTGATTAGATCATTATTGAAGAATCCTGGTGCCTTAAGTAAGCCTTTGGCAATAGCCTCAGTTATTACCATTTCATAAATTGGCTGGCAAAGCTGAATTGATAACCAGCTTCTTCTGCTGGAAAAAAACTTCCATGCCTCAACTAATGCTGCTTGAGCTGCTGAATAACTCGCTGTAAAATGTTTGATTAGAATTTCAAAAGGAAGTTCTAGGGCTACACCAACTTGCCTGAGTATCGCTTGCACAAAAGGATCGAATGCTTGATTTGGTCTTTTTGGATCAGCAATCTCAATATTTTCATTAGGTTGTAGATCAAGAATAGCACCTGGTGCTAATTTATAATCTCCGTCACTTTTCTTAGAATAGCTTTCATCGAGTGGAGTCATTCCTGCTAAACCTTGCTCATCTTCAGATTTTACAAAAACTGTAAACATAGAAGATACTACGGCTGCCATAATCTCTGCCTCGGTGTAGCGATCTAATTGTTTTAAGCTTTCAATTACCGGAGCTAAATATGGAACTCCTCTTGTAAGTCCTGGTCTGATTCGGTTAAATATGTGAAATACTTGTCTATTGTCATATTTATCAAAAGCAGGAATTTTTACATATTTTTTAGCTTTCTCACTCTGATAATCATCTGGATGTCCATTGCAAATATGATAAGCAATTGGCGCTCCATTATTATCCATTTGCACGCCAGCAGATAATTTACCATCATCTATTTTGTAGTTTGGATTGCTGACTCTATCTGCCTCTACTAATTGCAAAGATAGATCAATAGTTTTTCCTGATCTTGGGATGTTTCTTTTTAAGATAAAAATATCACCACTCTCAAGAACTGACCTTAAAATAAGATTTTGAATTTCTGAAAAACTCTGTGATCTGGTAACATCACAATCGGCACTTTCTGCCCAATTTCTAAAGATTCTCTCGGCACTTCTTTCAAATTTATCAAATTCATCTTCGCCTTTAAAAAATGGTTTTAGAATTTCCCGATCAATATGAGATTGAACTTTTAAGCCAGTTCCAACCACATTGGTAACAACTGTATTTACAGCGCCACAAGCAAGTGGGGCATTTCTAAGTAAATCACGAGATCGATCCCTAAGAGCTGGTAAGTCAGGCAATGTAACATTATCAGCAGAGCCGTCAGCCGTATTCCAACTTTTAGTTTGCCTTCTATCTCTTCTGGCGCCTTTATAGCCACCAGCAAGAGATAATCTTGTTCTAGCTTCTAATCTTTTAAGACCAGTTTCTGGGTTAAAATAAGATATAGTTTTATCAAGCCAAGTTGCTTCAATTTTTGGATATCTACTCATTTATTTAATCTTGAGGAATAATATTTCTAACTCTGATACCGCCTCGGCTTTTACGCTTAATTTGCACCAACAATCTTTTTTCTCTAACTTCCAAAATTGCCAAATCTGCTTTTTTAACTCTTTGCCCATTATAGCTTGCTTCTTGAGCGCCGATTAAAACATCAGATATAGCTTGCTGTACTTCATTTAATTGTTCCTCGAAAGATTTCATGATTTTTAGTTTATTCCTTTGCTTCGAACTCGTCTGGTTCTTGAATTTATTGCAGGTCTATGGTTAGTAATTGGGCTATCAGAATTTCGAAGTGGAATCTCTGATAATTTATGAGCCAATTTATTTAAATCTAATTTCCAATTTCTAACTAAGCCTCGAAGAGCTGCAAAAGCGTAAACTCGGCAATCTAAACCCTCGGTAGCAATCCCTTCTTTTCTAGGTTGCCAAGTTCTAACTGGTCTGCCTTTTACATATTTGGTTTTGATAACTTCAGATGTAATTTGGTTAAACCATTCTTGATCTCGCTCAATTGGAAAATGCCAATAACCAGCACCTGAATTTTCAATGCGAAGTCGTTGCATTAATGTTTCTTTGGCATCATTTACGCCAATTACAT